ACTGGAGTTATCTGTGAACGTATCTCCCAAATGAGCAATCTTCAATGCGTCAGTAGTCCAATCGGAATATGGTGCAACATTCAGAGGAACTTTTGAGTCGGGCGCACCCTGTGCATCAACGTGAACAGGTGGGTAGTCATAGAACCAACTTTCAACTTGTCCGTCTATTTGGTCTTGAAGCCCGCTAATCAATGCACGAACCTGTGTATCATCGTAGCTGTCATCGCGTTGGTGTGCCTGTACCAAAGTATCAAGCTCTTGGTCAGTATTCGTAAACTCTACGTGAGCCTTGATGTTCAAAGCACCTGTCTGTGAGTTGTATTCCAAGTAAGAGCCTTGCGTGTTAGGACGTGCACCAAAGCGGAAATCACCAAACACATTCAGATAAGCACGGCCAGTAGATGTATTGTAGCCGAAGCCAATCTGATTCTTACCATTCAGCGAGAACGAATTGATGTTTTGGTAAATCTGATAGCTAGGCGCATCAGTGCCAGTAACAAACTCAACGATAGCACCTTGACGGGTAGTATCGTTCACGTTACCAAGCTGAATAATATCGTCCTGTGCCGATGGTGCATCGCTACCACTCTGATAACCCGCATAGCTTACACTGCTGATAGTCTCAGTACTGCGATTAGAGAGGTCGATGTAAGCCTCGCCATCCTCAGTGAGAACATTATCAGCGTTTCTACCTATTACCAAACGCCAAAGGTGTTTCTGGTTTGCACCCTTTGCCTCTGGATTATCACTACCATTTGCAATGCTAGTAACGTGGCAGTAAGCCAAGTCACCTACTACCCAATTGTTTCTAACGGTATCTTCTCCATCGCTTGCACGGAAATAACAACGGAAGTAAGCAACACTTGCAAGATTGGCCTGTGTCTGCTCTAATACTTGGTTGTTTGCATCGTACCACTCAACACGGCACATTCTGTTACCCGCAACACTTGCTATTCTGTTACCGCCTGTGTGCTGATACTCTCTTACCTCAACGGTGTCAAAGTAGGCTTTCATTCGGGCGTACAGAATATCAGTAACAAGCTCTACCTTTCCGTCTTGACGCATACGGAGAACACCGCCCTCACCAAGAATATCAGGAACAAAGCTAGCACCTATCTGCAAGCCCTTTAGCATAGTCAGATAACCTTGGGCTGTATCATCATTTATCTTCGACAGGAATTGCTCACCACCGAAACGATCAATGAGGCTTTGTACCTGGCGTACAGTCAGACCACCTCCGGTAGCACCATTTACAGCAGTCGCGCCGCTGATGATAGAGTCTACCTTGTTGGTGATCTTCTGAATGGTGCCAACCTGCTTCTCATCACGGAGCGTCACTTCGTAAGTAGGTATTCCGTTGTTTCCGTTCTCTCTGATAGTCAGAACGTCGATGATAACATTGGCATCTATATTGAGGTCTGTGTCAGCAAAAGCAAATATATCGCCGGCCTTGAGTGTGTCGTGCAGAGAAACAACGCCCTGGCTAGATACAGCAGTATCGTGCTGTCTCTGCATCCACAGCTCATCGATACGTGGCTGATAGGTATAGCGGGGAGCGTGATTCTTCTTCAACGCCTCGATAGACTCCTGCAGCAGACGTATAGATGCAGCCTCGATATAAGCAGCAGGCATATCGATACCGGTAAGAACGTAGTTGTCTCCGTGCTGTCTGCCGGTCTCGCTGCTTCCGTGAATCTGGAAGTCGCAGTATGGGAACCACAGATCGAGTGCATCATCGTGAACACGCTCAACTGTGCATACCCATCTGCCATTTGCATCCTTCTTAGGCGTACCGGCCATCTTGAATGAGCGAGCACCGCACATTCCGTTCTTCATATCGATGCTTGCACCATCCTCGTAAACCTTGTCAAGCTCGAATCCGAGGACAGGCAGGGTAATCTTGATATTCTTAACCTCCTCGCCTGCAGGATAAACACCATTGTCAGAAACTTGGTCAGCGGCATATACCTCATCGATCGGCGCACCATTGTACGTCATTCCCTCGATGGTAGGATGTACATCCTCTGTATCGTCGCTTCCGTCAAAGTAGATGGAGCCAGGTCTAACACCATACTGATTCTTGTTAGGAGAATCGATATATGGACGATATACCTCGTTTGAGAAAGTGAATCCGTCTGCAATAGCCTGTGCAAGCCAAGCCTTGTCTGCATCATCCTTGTGCGCCTGTACCCAAGCGTGAAGGCTCATAGTGGGAAATCCAGGAAGCATAAGGCGCGACACTGCCATATTATCGGGCAGATGTCCGGTTGCATAGTCGTAGTGGCCATCACCAAACGCATCCTTGTTCACGTATTCCACGAAGTAGAGTCTATCGTTTGCAGTCAATGCCTGTACGAATGCGGCCATCTTTGTTGCATCCGGTTCATCGCGGTCATCATCGCCTGCAACCGATTCGCAATACACATAGCACTTGCCTGTTGTCGCATCCTTGGTAACGTAACCTCTTACAGTCACGTCGTTGGCCATCATCTCGATGATATAGTTCGGAGCCTCGGTCGTGCCAGGGTAGCTCTCAGAGCGATATGTGAAATACTTTCTGTCGAAGTCTAGGTCAAGCAGGAAATCGGCACCTGTAGTATCGAACTTATGCAGTATGCTTGTAACAGTCGCATACACCTGCTTATTGATGGTGTTGTAATAGTGGGCAGGAAGATTCTGCTCGGAGCCGTATGCACGAAGGCGTGTCACGATTCTCTGGTCAGACTCTCCGATGCGCTCCAACTCATACAGGCCGTTACCTTTTCCGTATCGGAAAGTGTTGGCAGTGAACACGCCTGCAGTACCTACGACGATAACACGGCCACGCACTATGAAGTTCAAATCGAAGTCATCGTGAACCTTCTTCATCGCATCCCAACAGGTGATATTATCTGCAGTCTCAGCAACACCCTGCTTTCCGTATGGGTCAGTGTTAGCGGCTCCAGTAGGATCGATATACTGCTTGTAGGCATTCAAGAAAGCCTGCGCTCTACCAACTGCAGTACCACGCTGTGCGTTGCGCACGGTGTTCAGACCGATGATAATCCACTGGCCAGGGTACAGGTCCTCAAGGTTCGCCTGTATTCTGTCAAGCAGGTCATCAACACTCTCGCAGTAGAATGGGAACGTAGGCAGTGCAGAGTAGTGGATGTCGTTGTCATTCAGCACGATGTCGTTGAAGTCACAGCGTACCACCTCGTCCTGCAGACCAACAAACTTGATATTGTCGTAGGTGAAGCCCTCTCCATACGAACCAGACGTAGCCTTCTTGATTACGTTCGGATCGTACTGAATGGTGTAACGCTCACCTCTGTAGTCGATATAATCACCAACGGCGAATGCGATAGGTGTAGCACTCTTTACCGAAATGGTAAGGTAGCACTCCGCCATCCACTCGTCGTGCAGCTCAAGTTCCTTCACGGTGGCCTTTGCCACATTATTGCTTCCGTATATTATCCAACTTGCCATACAGCTTATTCACTTGATGATGAAGAAGATTCGGGGATAGAAAGGACCACGTCAGTAGTAGGATCATTCACTTTCAGCGTAACCTCGAAGATGAGGAACTCGTTTCCTTCGTCGTCTACGTCCCAGGTGCCGCTCTCGCCGACACTCTCAAGGCGCACGTTCTGTCTGCCAATGCGGGTGTGGCTAGAATACATTTTCAGCATTCCTGCTGTACGAAGATACTCAAGGAATACACCTACCTTCTGACGGACGTCATTGACGGCAGCACTGTCGTATTTGTTGCTGACACCAATCTTCTTGCAGGCAAACTCGACCTTCATCGAATAAGCCTCAAGATACAATCCTGTGCTAGGTATGTATTCATCGTCGCCGTGTTGGTCGAACCAGGTACGCTTGGCAGGCTCCTTAACCTTGTCGAATATCTTGAAAGGAATATCCTTACAGAATATCCCCCAGGTAGACACCGACTCACAGACAGGGTAGGGATTGTTATAACCATCCACACCCATACGCTGTAAGTAGAAATTATTCCATTTGTGCATAAGGCCCTATATTTTGTTATCCCGATAATTATCGCTGCAAATATACGAATAAAATTTATATTTTCATACAATTACTATGTATATTTATTCATTTTAACTTAATTTTCTGCATAACGCTTGCACCTTTGTTACGATTTTGGTATATTTGCATCGGTAATGGACACTAGTCCTGCACCTTGGTTAAACAGAGGCGGTCTGCCTGCAAGGGTGGGCCGCTATTTTATAAACTTAAAACTTTAACGATATGAAAAAGATTGTTTTTGCACTACTGATTATGTTCTCAATTCCGGCATTGGCTCAAAGGATTGATAAGCCAGGGGAACCTTATGATGCCTTTTGTAAAGTTTATTATCCATTACAAGAAACACCATATATTACTATACCAAATGGTTTTGGTGGCTCGCTTTATGATAAAGATGGTAATTATATAAAATTTGCAGATATGTCCGACTTTTTTACATATATGTCAAAGCTTGGATGGACATTTGTGAAAGATGTAGAACAGAACATTTATCTATTTAAAAAACAGGTCACTTCCGACGAACAAATAAAAGAGGGTTTGTTTTTTAAGGAAGATTTCAAAAAGAAAAAAGGAGGCGATTAACCTCCTTTTCCTTATTTAATTTTGATATATGTACCATCGGGTGCCACGCCTTTTAGCAGTTTCGATATTGTCTCTGCCGCTTCGGCATTTCTCCTGGTGTACTCTGCTATGTTCTCAAGATTCCTCAACTGAGACATAACTGATTCCGGAATATCAATGCCTTTTTGTACTTCAAGCAGAATCTTCTCAAGTGTTACTCTCTGTACAGAAACATCGAGTCTGATTGCATTGAGGTATGAACTCCAAAGAGATGTGTCTTGCTCTGTGATAGCCTTACCTATTGCGTTAGTAGATTCGCTACCGTTGTCATCAGTCCATCCATACATCTTCTTCAAGCGATCACGGCTGGCTTCCATATCTTTATTAAGAGCATCACCCTCAGCCTTGATGATAGCATATTCATCGGCAGTATATTCGCTTAGAATCTTTCCGTTCTCATATACTTTGTCATCGTTTTCGCCAAGCTCTTTTGTTTTCTCGATAAGACTCTTGATTCTTTCGCCATACACGTTGGCAACCATTGCGTTTAAGATAGCGTCCTTTAGGGTGTCCTCAAGGTTTTCTCCAAGAGCCTTGTTTTCATTCTTCATCTCCGAGAGTGCACTACTATAGTTAGTAACCATCTCTTCGTAGTCCATTCCTGTAAGCTTCTTCTGCAGGTCATCAAGAATTTCCTTCTCTTCGTCACCATACTTTATCAGCTTCTCAAGGTACTCCTTGAAGTCGTCATCCATATTTGCCCATAGGCCAGCATAGTTCATCTTTATCCACAAGAGCTGCTCTGATGTCATATTAAGCATATCGTACATACTCTCAAACTTAACACCTCCAAGTGCTCTTGAAATCTCAGAAGCATAATCCTTCCAGTTCTTGCCGTTATACTTATATGAGCCTTCCCACATTCTATATCCGATAGAACGGCTACCCCAACTGCTTCCAGAACCGAGCCTGTTTTCTGCAATAGCCTTTGTTTCCTCGATTTCTGCTTTATACAGTTCCAGAGCCTCCTTTCCTGCCTGCTTGGCTTCTGTACCCCAACTCTCATTAAGATACTCCTTCTTTCTGTCGATAAGATCGTCCCAAACGTCAATCAAGCCCTCATACTGAGCCTTCATATTTTCGTAGTCGCTGTAGTCAGCTCCAAACATTCCGATTGCAGTAGAAACAACCGATAAAGCAGCGGATGCAATAGCTCCATAAGGACCAAGTTTACCCAAGATGCCGCCAAGACCAGTCATACCCGCATCTGTAGCCGCCTTGCTTAAAGTACTAAATGCTCCAGCAGTATTTGCAGCAGAACTTAAAGCGTTATTTCCGGCTTTAAAGATGTCACTTAGTGTGCTGTTCCCAAGAGCATCGAATAGGTCGATTACCGGCTGCAATACATCTTGTAACGCCTTAAAATCCTTTGCAAGACCAGTCCACGCGCCACCCTGTTGTTTTGTCAACTTCATAGCAGCGTCACTTAGCTCTCGTCTACTATAAGTGTCGTTTCTATTTACTTTGAGTCCAAATCTTGATGCCTGTTCTGCACTAAGTGTAAAGCTATTCTGCTTCTTATTGCCATTAAGAAGAGAGTTTATCTCGTTTCTGGTACTCATTATAGACATAACGGCACCAAATGGATTACGATTAACTGCAGCTTCTTGAAGTTTATTCCAAGCATCAACCCATTCCTTAGTATTCTTTGCGTCGATAGTTGCCTCTGCTCCAAACTCCTTCATTTTCTCGATGAGGGCTACTATAGTCTCGTAGGTAACGTTGTCTAAGTCCTCGAATATCTTATTCCAATCAGAATCTTTCTTGAACTGCTCAAACAGCTTCTGATTAATCTTCTCCTGGGTTTGGTCTGTTGCAGACTGACGAAGTTTTTCGCGTCTTGCTCCGCCGTCAGTGTCACTCTTTGTTAACTCATCGATATTTTCGAGAGTCTTTTTGAGTTCGCGGTTCAAGTCGTCAATCTCATCCTTATAATCCTTGGCGTTCTTGATAGAGTTCTCGAACATATCCCAAGAGTCTTTCTTGAGTTTCTTCTGATTATCCTGCCAAGCCTTCCAAAGGTCAAAGATACCGGTACTCTCGCCAAGCTTCTTTACGTTTGCCTCATTGAGATTAAGTACGTCTATAGGATCAAGAGCAAGATTTGTCTTGTCAAGCTCCTTCTTCATCAAGTCTTTCAGATATTCTGCATAACTTGTATTCTCAGTAACGCCGGCTACACGGGCAGCAAGTTTTTCGTCTCCTGTAAGCTCAACCCACTTCTTGTATATCTGATAGTTCTCAGACATTATGTTAAGCAGCCTCTGCAATTCAGAAGATGCGTTTTTGGCGTTATCCTTGAGTACACGTAAATCCTCCTCACCCTTCTTAGCGTTGAGGTCATCGATATACTTTTGCCTGTCGCTTGTGATACCACTCTTCTTCAAGCTATCAATAGCCTGTCCAAGACTGCCTTTATAGTCGTTAGGATCGTTGAAATAGCTGAATAAAGCGTCAAAGTTCTTATCCTTGCGAAGTTTTCTTTCTGCCGCTGTGTGCGTCATATACTTCTCAAGGTCATTCAGCTCCTTGCGATACTTCTCAAGCAGACTTATATGAGACTTCCATTTTTCAAGGAAAGCGTCCTTCTTGGTGCCAGAGCCGCCTTTCTTCTTGTCCTCGTCGAGCAGGTCAAGTGCAACAAGTTCGCTGGTAATATTATTTACCTCTTCCTGCGCCTTCTTTACTCCTTCTGCGTTATCCTTGAGCTTCTTCTCTGTAGCAAGAGCTTCTCTTGCTGCTTTCAACTCATTGTTTCTTGTCTTTTTATACTCTACAAGGTCGCCAAAGATGTTTGAAACCTGCGCTTTTGTGTAGGAATTGTTACCAACCTTGATTTTACCTTTGTCGCCGGCAACACTACCACCAAATCTAGTCCAAACATAATTTCCAAAATCGGTGAGTTTTGTCTTATCTATAGTCAAATCTCCCACAATCTTGATATGGAACACCTGCTTTGCTAATTCCTCAGCAAGTTTATTCTTGGCCTCTACACTTCCTTCTTGTATGCCATTTACATACTCACGTACAAGAGCCTCAAGTGAAGCTTTCTGCTTTGGCGTCAGACTGTCAAAGTTCTTTATATTTAAGCTTTCTGCAGCGGCAAGAAGTTCATCCTTCATCTTGGGAATACTCTTGTCTGTAATCTTCTTCCACGCATCATCAACTTCACCAAGGTAATCGAGGTGTGTTCTGAGTGCACCTGCAGCCTGTATCAGATAGCTTCTTTCCGGAGTGTTTTTGCGCAATCCGCTTGACATCTCTTCAAGTCGCTTTACAATCTTATCTGCACCAACAATATCGATTTGTTCAAACAGAGTCTTTCCTTTCAGCGACTCGGCCAACTTCTGATTGCCTGCCGCCATAGAGTTGATTATCTCCTTGTATTTCTCGCTGAATCTGCTTAGTGTTGCGTATTGTCTGTACAAAGTGTTTGTCGACTCATCGTAATCTTTGAGTCTATCTTCTATCTTGCTTTCAGAAATGGCACCTGTGAACAAGGCTTTTCCTTCCTCGCCGGCCATCGACTCAAGAACCTTGTTATACTCCTCGGCTCCCTCTTTAAGCTTTTCCCAACGCTTATTGAGGTCATCCATATTATTTCTGCTGTTAGCAACAACAGCCTCTCCGGTTCTTCCGGTTTGTATCAGCGCATCCTCAAGAGCTTCTATTCTTTTCTTTACAGACGACTCCGAATCAATAGATGACAATACCTTTTGGATATTGTTGTAGTTGGTTTGGGCGTGCTTCATCATAGCCTCGCCCTTCATTTCAAGTTCTTTGTCGCCTTCTCTTATCAGACTAATGATACTGACTATACCACCGATGGCTGTCATAATCACGCCTGGCCATCCTCCCATAAAACTGAGGATTCCGCTACCAATCTTGCTTCCGATACTCTGCTCTTGCTGCAGCAATTGTATGCGACCTTGCATAATCTGCTGTATCTGCTCTTTAGAATAGCCCTTCGCAAGCATCAGTCGCTTGAAATGATACTTTGTCAACTGCCCGTCAAGCATAAGTTGATAAGCCTTGCGCTCAGAAATCTTACCCTCGGCAGCTAGTTGCTGATACTCAACTGACATAATACGATTGGCTGTTGCCAACTTTGCACGATCGGCAGCATTTATCTGCTCTTTATAGATGAGCTGTCGTTTCAAGAGATTATTAACCTCCTGCTCTTTTGCTACACGGAGTCTATTGATGGCTGCATTATCCGTTGTACGGCTTATCCTTTCATAGTTCTGTACAATGAGATTCTTTGTTCCGCGCAACATCCTGCCTGCACCAAACCACGCAAGCAAAGGCATTAGCGAATCAAGGCTACGTGTCAGTGCAACAACACCTTCTACGGCATTACGCATAAAACCTCCCATAATAGAGTTTCCATCCGCAAGATGTCCTAACATAATCTGCCAGGTATCTTGCAGTTTCTGCCATTTACCATAGAGGGTGTCTGCAAGTTCTCCCTGCATATTATAGAACTGACCTCCCTGGTCTGTCATATCCCAAAGAACATCGCGGACCATCTCGAAAGGTACCTTTCTTGCACTGATAAGCTTGAATACGTCTCCTGTGGTTGTAATCTTACCATTCAACTCTGTGAACTTGTCAGCAAGCTTCTGTACCAATGGAATACCTGCCTCAGTGAACTGACGCAACTCCTGTCCGCGAAGAACTGCTGCAGAACGAACCTGGCCATAGGCAAGGATCAGTCGGCCCATATCAACACCAAGACCGGTAGACATATCTGCCAGTCGCTTGGTGGTATCATACAGCTCGCTTGCAGGAATCTGATAGGCTGACAACTGCTTCGCATATGATGTCAGTTCCATAAAGGTCTTTGGAGATTCTACTGCCAATCCCTGTAACTGAGCAAACAGAACGTTTGCCTCTTGAATATCACCAAGGATATTCTGCAGGGCCATATGCTGAAACTCGAACTGACCACCAATGGTGATAATGTTTTCGATAAGGCGTTTCATTCCATAGAACGAGAACATTGTGCCAAGTGACGTCGACATCTGGCTTATCATTCTGTTCGTATTCTTTCCGGCCACCTCAAGCTCCTTAAATGTGCTAAGAAGCTGTCTGTTCGAGTTTATCATATTCCTGGTACCCTCAGAAGCCTTCTTCGACGCAGCAGATAGTTTCTCTCTACTCTTTGCTGTAGCCTTTTCGCGCTCCTGTCCGATAGCCAACTCCTCGTTATATCTTCTCTGTATAGCCTCAAGCTCCTCAGTTACCTTCTCACGGTTATATTTAAGCTTACCGGAATTTGGCGCAATACCATTACTTTCCTGTTCTACCTTAACGATGAGGTTGTATATCTCAAGAAGCTTCTTGCCAAGAGCGTCATATTGCGCCCTCTGGCCTTTGATGCGAGCAATAGTCTTATCACTCTCAGCGTCAAGTCTAATCTTCTTTAGCGTCTTTTGAATATTCTCATTCTCCTTGAGTTTTTTATTAAACTCTTCCTGTGCTATCGTCTGTTTCTTCTTGGCTTCTGCCTCTTCCTTTTCTTTCTGTTCTAGCTCTTCAAAGTATTTATTGAAGGTCTCGGTAAGCTCCGCCTGTCTTGCTGCGTGACGTTGTGCAGCATCACCGGCAGAACCAAAGGTACTCTCAAGATGTTGTCCCTGAGAATTGATGAAAGCAACCACGTCGCCATACTGACGGAGCATAGCGACATTTTTGTCTAACTCCTTCTGTAGATTGGCAAGACGCGCATTCAAAGTGTCTTTATCTTTCGGACGGAACACGCCTTTTGCCTCTTCGTCGTTCAGTTCCTTTATCTTCTGCTTAGTGTCTGTTATTTCTTTAAGAAGCTGCCCAACACGAACTGCAGCTCGCTCGGCATCCTCAGACATCTTTACATAGACCTCGGACTGGTCGAGCTGCTCATTCTGTTTTCCAATATTCTTGATGGCAGTATTGACATTGCGCATCAATCCTTGGTAGCCACTACCTAGGACACCATCAAGAATACCCTTTTCGCTCAAATCCTGGCCTTTCAGTTTTGCAAGCTTCTGAGACAGACGGTCAAGAAGGTTCAGCATTAGTTGAGCGTGCGCAGCCTCATTAGCACTCGCGTTCTGAGAAGCTGCACTAAGCTGACTTCTCGCAGTGGCTATCTTGGCTAGAGCGTCCTTCACCTTCTCCTGGTTGGCAAGGTTTCTTGCTGCAGCATCTTCTTCTTCTTTGGCATAGGCGGCAGCTTCCTTGGCTGCTTCTTTCTCTTCTTTAGCTATCCTTTTTTCTTCTGCAGTAATCTTAGAGGTAATATCTCTGGTCTGATCTTTGGTCCCCTTCTTGACGATATCAAAACTCAGCTCTGCCATAAGGTTCTTTACGGCATTGCCTGACAATGCTGCAGCAGGACCGATATTCATTATACGCTCAACAATGAGGTCTATCTGCTTAACGAATCCTTTGAGTTTTTCGTCATCGATATTAAAGCCACTGTCAGCCCTTCTTGCAAGAACTTCATCAGCCTTCTCCTTTAAGGTTATCAAGTCTGCAATCGCCTTTGTCGCATCATTAACATTCTTGGTAAGGTTCTTCGCCATCTTGGAAGAGTCGAGGTTGTTGACATCTTCTCCTGCGTCAGCTAATGCCTTCTGCAGTTTCTCAGCATCCTTCAAAGTCTCCTTGATTTGCTTTTCAACATTACCGCGAAGTTCCCAATCTAAATAAAGCTTGCCGTCGTCTGCCATAGTGTTACCATTTCTTTATAGTGTTATTACTTCTTTTTGTAAAATATTATGATGTAGCTCAAAAGAGCAATTATCACCCAGGGAGCGATATTCATCCAAATTCGTTGATACCAAGGTGCTTCTTTCTCGACCAAGGTCTCTTTATTATGGTCGTGAAGCAGGGAATCAACCTTCTCCTGTAAGATTTTATTGGACGCGAATAATGAATCGGTTTGTTTGAATATTTCTTGTTGGAACTCTTGCGTACTCTCCGATGTGTTATGTTCGCGCTCGACAGTTTCCTTGATGGTGATGACCTCTTTGATGGTATCTTTCTTTTCATTGAGAAACACCACGCGACTCGTGTCGCGTACCTCCTTCTGCATAAAAGAATCAACCAATGCTGTCTGTTTCTCAAAGAGGCTCTGCTGCCAGGTAGACGTGCTGTGAATCAGCGAGTCCATACGCTCAGTCAGCTCACTGATGTGCTGATACTGAGTGTCGGTCTCAACAAGACTCTTGGTGGTACAGCTACATAGCAAGAATACCGCAATCAGAATGTACATAGCCATCTGAGTGCCGCATCCATTGAACTTGGATGCCTCCACGATTCTGTCAAACTCTTCCTGTGTCATAGTCCAAACTCTTTTTTGAAACGTCTGTAATAATATTTTCTCTGAGCGATACCATTAAGGCCGCCGTTGACCTTCTTGGTGATACGCTCTACGATTTCTTCTCCGCATTTACCTCCGTCGTCTCGGTCGGCAAGTTCACTTAGCTTATGTGTCTCCCAAAACCACATTGAGGCCATCTGATTCAGAGGAAACTCTGCTACTTTGGCAGGATTCTTTACCACATCCTCTGTGCATAGGTCAGAGTTATTGAACGCCTTGTAATTGGCGAGGCCGGTAAGCTGTATATAGCCTCTGCCTTTGTATTTCTGACCGTCGCCATCCTTTTCCGGTGTGTTACCCAGGGCGATGGCTTTAGGGCCTGTATCGTAGGCTGCTCCGCTTGCAAGTTCTGTTGTATAACGTAAGGCACCCGACTCGTGGAACACCTGTGCAAGGTAGTGCACCACCTTCTTCTTGTTATCGATGCCATAAGGTATGGCCCACTGGTTGAAACTAGCTACAAACTCGTCAACCCGCTCTAGATATAGGTCGGGTACGGCTCTAAGTAATTGCTGTCTTGTTATCTGCATAGTCTTATTTCTTCTTGTTATTTATAGTTTGGTCCAAAGCGTCTCCGATTTCCTTACCCTTGATACGGAAGATGTTTGCTACGAATCTCAGCAGCCAACGCCATACGTCGATAACCTTAATCTCCACACCGAACTTGATGTAGCAGTAGTGTCCAACGATGCTTGCAACCTCTGCCAAGCAACCTACGCCAAGTCCGATAGCTGCAGTGTGCACGTGACTCGGCCCGCCCATCGGCTCCGTGATAGCCAAACCCATAAAGGCACCTACGAGGAGGAATGTGATGTAGTCAACGCTCTTGTTGGCTGTCCTGCGGATAGCACGCGACTTCTTCCAAGCATATTTATCCATACCGGCTCTGTCGCCTGCCTGCTCTGCCTCGTGATAACGCTTCATCGTGTCTGAGTGTCCCCACCACAAGTCAGCAAGTATCAGTACAGCCGCAAAGATTATCATATACCGCAGCTCAAAGCCTACGGAAACCATTTCTCCACCGAATACACTCCAGAGAATGCCGTTTTTACCTAAATTTGAATCCATTTCCATTGTAGTTTAAAAGTTAAATCTTGCCATTCACAAACTCACTTAGATTAACCTTCTGTCCTACGAATCGCTTACCCTGGCGTTTGTTCTCCCAAGCAGCCTGCAGATCATCGAGTTCCTGTACCTCCGACTTGGTTGCCATCATCGAGCCTTTCTTCTTGTCCTTGCCGCCGTAGTCTATAACCGGCTGGTCCATCATCATAAGCTCTATCTGACATATCGAGTAGCCGTACCAGTAATCGAATGCTCTTATGCCGAATCTGCGCTCAAACAGGAATGGGAACTTCTCGGCTAGGGCGTGGGCTGAACCCCATCGCGTCCTGCTCGGCCAAGCTCGTGACGAGCCATCATCATCATCGTGTCCATCATTCCTGTCGCTAATATGGTACTCATTGCCAATGGTTCTTGTTGAATTTTTTTTTTGGCGCAATCAAGCACCGCAGCAACTTCAACCTGGTCTATGTCCCTTATATAATACAACCATCGCCAAAAGAAACCATAGCAGACATTCAGCAGGAACCACGTCATCAGTCCCCATCGATGATTAAGCAGGACGCACGCACAGACCTTCACATTCCTGCGCCAGGGATTCTTATCCTTGAGCATTATATGCGAGAATTTGCGCACATTCCTGTTGTGGAGCCATCCTATGCGGTAGACCTTACCACAGAGTGTGACTTTCGCAGGCTCCTGCTCCATCATCTCACTGAGCAGCTCCTGCATATCGATAGTAGGTTGCTTTATTTCTGCCATTACTTTTCGTATTTACAGTTTTCGCCAAGAATAGCGTTAAGCTCTGTTCTAACGAGGCGACCTTTCTCGTGCCAGTCGCCATTACCGGAATCGTTGAAACAACAAACACCACCTTCTCCGCTGCGGATGATATTCTGTATCTTCTCGTCAGCGGTGCCAAGGCTGAAATAGTGATGAACGTGATGTCCGTCAACACAGATGCCGTTCAGCCACATATAGTATGTGTACAGATACTGAATGAAGTTCTGACTTGTGCGGAACGGAGTACAGCTATGGTACATCTTGCTTCCGAACTTGTTTGCACAGGCGTTCAGTGCACTCAGCAGCATAGGAGCATACGAATGACCGTCTTTCAGCAGTATTCCGTTGCCGAAAGTCTTACCTGCATCTGCAGCTACCATATCAAGCGTTCTGCGGCACACTGTACGGAAGATGCTTGACAGGTCGTCGTGATACTTCTCAGCGCAGTGGATTACAGGAAGTCCGTCAACGAAGAAATCCTCCGGCTTCATTGGCGAAACAGGAATCATATCATCGTTGGCGTAGATGAACTTCTCAGAAAGCCCTTCGATATTACATAGGAACATCTCGATTGCCTGGCTATTGAAAGTCGGGAGCAGCTCTGCAGGCATAATATCGCGGTGGTACACGATGTGCACCTTGCTTGCATCAAGCCATTCTGGAATCTGCGTCTCCGAATCAAGGATGAGGTGGATAGTATGTACCCAGGGCATAAACTTCTCGATAGCGCGGAAGAAATACCGCTCAAGGTCCCAAGTCCTAACACGCTCATCGGTGATGTCAGCAACCTTTCCGTGCTTTGCACATACGGCTGCATACTTCTTTCTCCACTCGGCATCCGTTACGAACACCATAGGAACAACGAGGTCTATTCTTTCACTCATAGTGTATGAAGCTCTTTGTTTTCCTCCAACCATTGTGTAGAATCTGCATTCGGATATGATCCGTGATGGAAGTGCAGTGCCATACTGAGAGTGTCTGCCTTCTCATATGGCAGGTTGTGCGCCTTGCAGTCCTCAAGGAACCAGGCACCGGTATCGTATCGCTTGTTCGGCATCTTGTCCGACAGGTCCCACATAAAGTCGGGGTTGAAGTATTTCACTCCAGCCTTCTTTATCATAGGAACGTTGATGAAGCATACGAATGGTGTGGCGCGGAAGATGTCAACGCCGTACTTGCGTGTGTTCGTGCTGACGCGGGCCACGAAAGCCTTGTCAAGCTTCCACAGGGGCTTCAAGTCATTCTTGATTAGTACGTCGCTGTCAAGCAGAATAAACGGCTTGTCGGTGTGGTCGATGAGCCACTGAACACTATAAGTGTGCCTTGCAGAGCCATAATTATTGGCACTATCCTTTGCCTTGTCGGGAAATCCCTCAAGCCACTTATCGAAGTCAATGAGCTGACCTTTGGTGTTCTTGATAACCTTCACGTTAGGCATACGCTTAGTGAAAGGCTTCTTATCGCTGTTGTCAAGAATTGTTACGTGACATCCAGGAGTGCACTTCTCCAACGAGCGGATAGCGGCTGCTGTCAGCTCCGGCGTGTTGTAATGCACAATCATTACCTCTATGCCGTTAAATTCTGTTTTCTTCTGTTGTTTCATAATCGGTTCTTTTAATGTAAAAAGGGGCAAGCGGACTATCCGCCGCCCCTTCGGTTTTCGTTATTCACGGAGCTTTAGCCCTCAGAGCTTGAACTTGAACTTGCGCTCTGCTTCTTCAAGAAGAGAACGTCTGGGTTCGTGCCGTCACTCTCGATGGTGCCGTTGAAGTCGATAGCTACAACACCCTTGGCATCGCTATCCATAACCAGTGAGGCATAGAGGGCGGTGTTGTTGAGGATGAGGAGCTGGTCGCCGGCATCGTTGAGGATTGCCCAAGTACCAACGATCTTCTTGTTCTTCAATACGAGACCGTTACCGGTGAAAGAGTCGCCGTTGAGCGACAGGCTCTTGCTTGATACAGCGTCGTTACCGAAGGCAAGCTTCAATACGTCGGTCTGCTTTGTTGGAACACGGAAGCTAACGGTGATGTCACCTGCCTCAGAACTTGAAACCCAGTCACCGGCCAGGCCGATAACCTTGTAGTGGTCGATAGTAGGCTCACCCTGCTCGAAGTTCAGAGTGTCAACCTTTACAGGAAGGTCGTACTCGGGATTGAGTGCCAGTGTGTCACCACTCAGCTTTGTTGACTGATACATAAGAGACGAAGGGCCATTGAATACGTCCTTCAACTCGCTCTTGGTTTTCATTGACATAGTTGTTATCCTTTTAAATTGTTAAACAATAAATTACCTTAATCATACCATAGTGGTCATCTTAGCCTGGATGCGCGTGTAGTGATATCCGTTGCCGTCACTTGATGCAGGAATGACCGTGCGGGGGCGCACAATCTTAAATCCTTGGTTATGGTCAACTATAGGGAATGTAGCGAACAGGTCCTCACGAAGGCGTTTCATCGCCTTGTCGTCGAGCTGCTTGGGATTGGCGGCACTCTTCTTGTCTGCCACGAATATCTCGTAGACTACTGTCTGGTCGAGCCACCAGTCATCATTCTCGCCCAAAGTACGGTTCACTTCGGAGTAGGGGAGAGATACAACGATGAACTCCGTCAGCTTCTCAGTGGTAGCATTGGGCCTGTCCTGCTCGAACACGCTCTTGCAGACCTTCTTTGCCTGCTTTCCCATTGCCTTTCTGATATCCTCTGGTGTAATCATCTTTTATCCGAAATCTAAATCCTTAATATCTGCTCCCATTGCACGCAGGCGTTCCGCCAGGTTACTGAGAACGTTTACATTGTCCTTTGTCTCCAAGTATTTTGCATAATCCACGATACTGACGATGCGATAAGAGAAACCTTTCTGTTTAGGAGCATAACGCTCCAACCATCTGAGAACCTCGGTGTCAGCCCAGATATTCCTATCGCCAACCCAATCCATCTTTGCTATGGGGCCGTCGAGGTGGTTTCCGTTCCACGTTACAGGTTCCCAAAAGATGTCGCCGTTTTTCAGAGTCTTTCTTACAGGGCGTCTGCCTGTGATTTCGATACTTCCGTGAGCCTCGATACACTTGCCGTCCTTGTAGAGTGCCACTCCTAGAGAGTTGT